AGGGATACTTTCCGTATCCCGTTGATGGCGTCGATGCTCAGCGCCCGGCCGTTGCCGTCGAGCACTTCGAGAACGTTGAGCCGGCCGCGTTCATCAATCTCAATGTATTCGCCGCGCCGCCGGTAGATGTATGGATCGTAGTCTGATTTGAGTTCGGGGTGCTCTTGTCGGCATACGATGCGGTATTGGTTCATGCGTTGCAGTGTTCGAATCGCCGTATTTTCATCGGCACAGTGTATGTGCATTGGTAGGTCTACGTGACGCGCTGACTCCATGAACGGGGCGACGTCAGTGTATGATGAACGTCCAACGCGCGGTCGGCCTCTTGCCATTGTCTGGGTGTCCCTGGTTGTAAAAATCGGTCAATTGTGACATATGATGTGGTTGGTGTCAAGGGGCCTGTAGCGCCTTAGAAGCGTTTAACATGCTGGTCGGCAACGGGGGGTGGCATGGGTTGGGTTTTCAGAGCTGATTATTAAAAAAAAAAAAAAAAATTAAATACCTCTTTGGCAAAATCAATCGGGTCAAAGTCAAATAGCAATTAAGCGAGTACCAGGGCGCCTCAGGCCCGTGTACACCGATGGACCGTCCATACATGGACACGGGGGCTTGCGCCCCCGCCCCCCTCCATCGTGTTAGAGATCAGCGTCAACCACGCCCGTCGCGGCTTGTTCTTTGACGATGCGGGTAGCAGCCGGCCGCAGCTTGGGATTGGCCGCTTCGTGGATCGCAATGGCTTCTTCCCAAGTGGCCGCCTTGCCGCGCGCCACGATGGTGGCCAGGACGCGATCCTTTTGCCCCTTGGTTGCGGCGTATTCGGGCGCGCCCTTCATCGCCGCGGAGATGGCTTTCTTTGCCATCCGCCAAACCTCGGCGTCAACCGGATCGATCGGCTCGGCGCTTTCGCGGCGCACGCGAAGTTCACCGCTATACAACGTGTCGAGTCGCTTTTGGGCTTTGGCGAACAGGTCGCCGTCCGAGAGCGTGTTGCCGTCGTCGTCCGTCTTGTCGGCAATCGCGTCGTTGAGGATTTGGCGCAAGCCATAGTCGAACACGTGGGTGAGCACGGTCTGTGAGAACCGTGACGGGTCTACCGTCATCGTGCCATATTTCGAGCCGCGTCCCAACGGTACGATTGTGTTTACCATCTCGATAATCATTGTCTTCATCCCAGGTTTGTTGTCGCCATTCGCGACAACCTCATAATCGCACAACGCCCGCTCCATGTACATTATTTGTTTTGCATGGGTGGTATGCAAAAACGCCGCGAGGCCGGGGTACCGCCGTCGAGGCACCCCCCTCGGTCGTGCGTATACCCCCCTCAGCAAATATAAGCTCCTGGAGGTAATTGTACACCCCCCTCAGCAAATATGAACTCTGCAAACAAATTGTACATCCCTCTGGACGTAACCCCTCCGATTTTCCTTGACACGCTCGCCACGATATGTCATCGTGGCGCATGACGTTGGATTTGGAAATCGCCGGCCCTATCCGTGAACTTGCCGAGGGCGAGCGGGGGGTAGCACGCGCCCCGACGCTGAAACGGCTCCGGGACAGCCATCACGCCGTCGCGCGGCTCCTGGCGCACGGGCTCACGCCGTTTCAGGTGTCGTTGCAGACGGGGTACTCTCCGTCGCGGATTTCGACGTTGCAGGTGGACCCGGCGTTTCAGGAACTTCGGGAGTTCTATCGGCGGAACGCCGACGCGGTGGCGCAGGAGTTCGAGGCGAAGATGCAGCTGGTCGCGCAAGATGCGGCGCAGCGGATTCATGAGATGGTGCAGGACGACGAGATCGAGTCGCCCGCGCTGCTGAACGAGATATTCAAGACGTTTGCGGATCGGGCCGGGTTCGCGCCGGTCCAGCGCTCCGTCAACAAGAACATGAACCTGAACATCGGTGAGCGGCTTGACGCCGCAAGGCGGCGGAAAGATGAGGCGGCCTAAGGAGGATCAGATGGTGAGCACCGCTCGGTCTTGGATATGCCTGTGAACACCGTAAGCGACCTCAGCAACTATGAGGTCGCTTCGATCACGCTTCTTATCGCCAATGGCATCCTCGTGCCGGTCGTCCTTTTCTACGTGGCGCACGCGAAGAACACCCGCCTCAATGAGTTCGCGGGCGTACACAAACGCCTCGACCACCTCGACGAGTGCCTTGATGGCCTGCGGCTGCAGGTGGTGGGAAGCGGGGTCACGCGGGTGGAGTTTGACAGCCGCTGTCTTGACATCCGCCGGGAGATGCTGGCAGAGATCGACAAGCAGGATACGGCGCGGCACGATCAGAGCGCCCGAACAATGAACATGGTGACCTCGCTAGAAGATCGGCTGACACGCCGCATCGAGCTGATCGAGGGGCGGGCGCGGCCTTTGGAGGCCGAGTACCACACTCTCCACCAGGAGAAGAAGTGATGGCGCAGCACGACGGCATCTTGGGCCGGGCCGCCTACTCCGACGCCGAGGCGTTCACCAACTTCCTCGAAGCGATCAAGGTGGCCGAAAGCGCGGCCAAACAGCTGGCGTTCTACCGTGAGCAGCCAGCGTGGCTCCACGTCGAGAACTCGCTCGCGGGCGTGCGGCAGGCCGCCACACAGCTCGCTATCGCCGGAATAGTGCGGGCGCACTGATGGCCCAGATCACCATCATCTACGACACCATCGAGCCGCCGGTCTCGTTCCAGCGCGTGCCCGACGGACCGCAGTTTCGGCTCGCCCAAATGGCGATACCCGACGACCTCTCCGAGGTCGATGTGTACGACGTGGCGCGGCGGCTCGCCGAACTGTTGCTGGAGAAACTTCGTTGATCCAGGTTCTGGCGCGGCCCGCGCGGCCCGACGCAAAACTCATAATCAAGGTGCGCTGGCACGCAGCATGCGCGCGAAAGCAAGCATTAGGCGCAAGCCCGGCGCTGGGTGCCCCTGGGAAAGTTCTCCCCTTCGCCCTTCCCCAGGGGCAGCACCCATGATAGACATCGACGACCGAACCCTCGATGAACTCATAGAGTTCCTCGCAACTTTCGCGTCGGACCCACTTGGGTTTGTCCGCGCCGTTTTCCCGTGGGGGCAAGGTGAACTCACTTCGCGAAGTGGACCCGAACAGTGGCAAGCCGATCTCCTCACTCGCATCGGAAACGGACTGTCCCCATCACAGGCTGTGCTGGAGGCTGTTGCCTCAGGCCACGGTGTCGGGAAATCAGCTCTGGTCTCTTGGATCATCTTGTGGGCCCTGTCCACTGCGACTGACACTCGGGGGGTGGTCACCGCCAACACCGAGACCCAACTGAAAACCAAGACCTGGGCCGAACTCGCGAAGTGGCACCGCCTCTTCGTCGGCCGAGACCTCTTCAAACTTGAGGCCACCTCCATCTTCTCCCTCGATCCAGAGCACACCAAAACGTGGCGGGTCGATATGGTAGCGTGGTCCGAACGTAACCCTGAGGCGTTCGCCGGCCTGCATAATCAGGGCCGCCGCGTGTTTATGATCTACGACGAGGCGTCCTCCATCCCCGACGTGATATGGGAAACCTCGGAAGGATTCCTGACCGATGAGAACACTGAGAGGGTTTGGCTGGTATGCGGCAACCCGACCCGATCATCGGGTCGGTTCCGTTCTACGTTCGACGACGCGCGATGGTACACGACGCAGGTTGATGCACGAGAAGTGTCGTTCACGAACAAGGCCCAGATCGCGGCGTGGGCAGATGCATATGGCGACGACTCGGACTTTTTCCGAGTACGTGTCAAAGGGGTGTTCCCTCGAGTTGGGGCGCTGGAGTTTATCTCAGCTTATGCTGTGGCAGAAGCCCGCGCCCGCGAAGCCGTCGCGCAGCGCTTCGACCCCCTAATCATCGGCGTTGACGTGGCGAGGTTCGGTGATGATGAAACTGTCCTCGTGGTGCGGAAGGGCCGCGATGCTCGCACTACTCCTGCTGTGCGGCTGCGGGGACTTGATACCATGTCCGTCGCCGCAAGAGTCGTGGAGTTGTCTCAACACCTCCACGCCGATGCTATTTTTATTGATGGCGGCGGTGTTGGTGGAGGTGTTGTGGACCGTTGCCGACAGCTTCGTCTTTCTGTGTACGATGTGCAGTTCGGTGGCAAAGCGTCGCGCAGCGACCTGCTTTCGCAGGGCGAGAGCTACGCTAACAAGCGCGCCGAAATATGGGGGGCCACGCGGGCGTGGCTAGACGCCGGTGGCGCTATCGAGGACGACGACACTCTCGCCGAACAGCTAGTCGCGCCAACCTACGGGTTCAATGCGCGGGACGAGATACAGCTCGAACGCAAGGAGGACATGAAACGGCGCGGTGTGGCATCGCCCGACTGGGCTGACGCACTCGCGCTGACCTTCGCCTTCCCGGTGATGCCGAACCTCGACGCGGGGCATGAAGGCCCGCACCATCCTCTCGTCGAGACCGAGTACGATCCATTCTCCTCAGAGAGGGCCGCGGCATGAAATCCAACGTCAACACACTCAACCTCGCCGACGCCTCCAAGCGGAAGCCCGCTACGAAGCGCCCGGCAGCCCGGAAACCAGCTAAGTCGAAAGGAAAGTCCAATGCGTACTAACCAGGTTCTGGCGCGGAGCATCTTGGCGCTCTTTGTCGCCGCCTTCTTTATTGGCGACGCCGACGCACAAACCCGTGCGCCCGGCACCGAGTATTTCCTCGGCCCCACGCTTGGGAAGGTGTGGGAGGGTGCAGACTCATACGCGGGCGTCCCCAACGCCCAAACCGGAACGACCTACACCATAGTCCCAAACGATTCGGGCAAGCTCGTGTCGTTTTCCAACTCGTCGCCGGTGGCGGTGACGCTGCCGAAGGCAGGGACGCCGGGCTTCTCGTCCGGCCGCAAATTCATCTTCCAGAATATCGGCGCGGGTACGGCTACCATCACACCCACCACCAGCACAATCTGCGGAGCGGCAACGCTTGCCCTCACGCAGAATACCGGCGTGATAGCGTATTCGGACGGCACCAACTACCTCTGTCAGAATACCGTGGCGGCCGGCGTTGGTGCGGGTACGGTGCCTAGTGGCGGGACCGGCCAAACAACCCTGACAGCGCGTAGCGTACTAATCGGTGAGGGCACCTCGGCCGTTGGTTTCGCTGGACCGTCCGCCACGGTCGGCGCAGCACTCGTATCGGCCGGCTCCTCAGCCGACCCACTGTTCACGACAGCGCTCCTCGCACCAAACGTCTCTAGCGGCGTCAATCAAGTCGTCGTGACTGGTGCAGCGACTGGCAGCGTACCGTCCGTCAAGGCGGGCGGAGCGTCTGGTGATGCCGCCGAGGCGATGGACTTCGGCACGAAGGGAACCGGCAACCTTCGGTTCCTAACCGACGATACGGCGGTTCAGTTCTCAGTCCTCCGCACCGCCTCCGCAGTCAACAACCTGAACGTGACCGGCTCCACCTCAACCAACGTGGTGCCCATCACCACAACCGGCTCCGGAGCCACCATCCCCATCGGCCTCTTTCCCAAGGGCACCAGCACAGTGGCCTTGGGCGGTACCACCGTGGCGAACTCGTCGGTACAGGCCAATACCGTTGCGTCGGCGGTCGATTTTCTGTCCTTGAACGGTGCAGCGACTGCCAATCCAGCCTACCCGTCTATCATAGGGACAGGCACCGACACCAACGTAGGGCTGGCCCTACAGACTAAAGGCGTGGCCAGCGTTTTCGTCGGCGGGGCCGCCAACGCCAACGCCGCCTTTGAGGTCGTTAACCCTGCGGGCACCATCGTCAACCACCTGATCGCCACACCGTCGGCGACAGGTGCAGCGCCGTCCCTGACGTTGGGCGGTTCTGGCGCGGACGCCAACCGCGACCTCTCCGTTGCGGCGGCTGGCACCGGCAACGTCCGTCTTGGCGGGGCGACCTGCACAGTCGCCGGCGCAACGCCCGTTACCTGCAACGGTCAGCGTGGCGTTGCCACCACAGGTACCCTGACCACAGCGGGCGCGACCGCCGCAACTGCCTATGTCATCAACGACTCCTCAGTCGCCGCCACGGACGTTATCCAGTGCACTGACCTTGGGTACAGCGGCACGCTGGTCACTAATGGCTATCCCTGGATCGCCTCCTGTGTGCCCGGCTCCGGTACGATCACCGTCAACATCGTGAACACGCACGCGACGAACGCCCTCAATGGCACCGTCAAGATCGGCTTCGTAGTATTCTGACCTGGATAAAAGCCATGATTAAGATGTCAAAGCGACTCGCTTTAGTGGGGACAGCTCTGTTATGGGCTGTCGCAGCCGGTGCGCAGCCCTCACCAGGGGGACCACCTATCGGCAGTATCCAGCAACAGGCAAGTGCTGATTCGGTCAGCAACTACGTTTTCAAGCCGGCGGGAGGGACAACCGGAAACGCCTTATCTCTGTATAGCCTCTCAGTCAAAATTGGTGCGACGAGTGGCTACGTAATGGTGTTTAATGCGACGGCAATACCCGCGAATGGGGCGGTGACACCGCTTTGGTGTTGGCCGGTTTCTTCTGATGGCACCAAAGGTGCCGTCGCTGCGCAGTGGGAGGCACCTATAAGAGCAACAACCTCACCCGTTGGAATCGTTGCAGCGTTTTCAACGACGGGGTGCGATACTCTTACAGCGTCAGCGACTGCCAAGTTTATGGGGCAGGCGCTATGAAATATCTCGCCGCAATAGCGGCCATTTTATTCTACGGAAGCGCGTCAGCGCAGGTAGTTCACGATGGAAATTCTACTGCTGTTGCTGCGGGCAAATTAAATACCGACGGCTCCAACGCGACGCTGCCCGCCGTGCTCAACAACTTCGGCATCGGCAGGACCGTTGTTTACGGCGCGAATAGCGGGATGCTTTGCAATGACGGCACCTTCGACAACACGAGCGCGCTCCAGGCCGCCGTCAATCTGACGCAGGCGCTGGCTTTCCCGGCGACCGGCAATGGCGGCGGGGTTTTGGTGCTCCCGGCCGGATTGTGCCACGTCAGCGGCACAATCAACATCACGAGCGGGATAACCATCGTCGGCGCGGGGAAGGGGTCAAACCAGGGGACAGGAAACACCGGCGGCACGGTTATCCGGGACACCCGCACGACGGGTGACGTGTTTGCCGTCGCGTCGCTGGGGGGTGTAACCATCCGCGACCTCTACATGGACAGCGATACCCCAAAGACGTCCGGCGCCTGTCTCAGCTACACCGGCACCGGAGGCTCGACGTACAACGAGCGGAGCTACGTCGATAACGTCATTTGCTCGAACGCCTGGGACGGCATCCGCCTCGATTCCGCCTATGCGTTCAAGACGAATAACTTCGAGTCGATAAATCACGGGCACGACGGGATATTGAAGATAAACACCATCGTCAAGGACGGTGGCGAGGACGCCTATACCGCAACTCGGCTTCGTTGCCTTAATCGCTGCACGACCGGCACCGAGGGCAACAACGCCTTCACGACGGTCAACACGACGCCCACCGTCACCGTGGCGCACACCGCGCACGGCATGTCCACCGGGCAGATCGCCATCTGGTACGGCGCGACCGTCTTCAACAACATCACGATCCACGGCTACTACCCGGTCACCGTCGTCGACCCCAACACCTTCACGATCACCGCCGACACCAACGCGAACGCATCGAGCGCGGGCGGGGGCACGCCGACCTACTGGTACGGGAACACCGCCGGGTTCGAGTTTCGCGCCGGTGGCGACATCGCCATCGTCGGCTCGAAGCTGATCGGCAACGGCTTCGGATTTCTTGCCAACATGACGACCGGTCCGACCGGCACCGTGAGGATTTCCGCCGACTCGCTGGAAGAAAACCGCATCTCCCCCATCGGCGTCATCCAGGCGATCTCCGGGGTCGAGTACGGCAACGTCATTATCACCGGCAATCAAATGTCGTCCATCGCGGCGCAGCCGGTATTGAGCAACGGGCTCTATGTGGGAATCGGCACCCCGAACACCGCGCCGAAATGGGTCCGCAACATCGCCTATACCGGCAATGTCCACAACGATTCGGTATCCAGCGGCTCGGTGCTCAACCTCCTGGACGGCACCGGATACTCGATCACCGGGAACGTGTGGGACAACAACGGCACGGCGGGCGGGACAGTCCTCAACGTCGGCAGCGCGGCGCTGAGCGTCGCCTATTCCGGCAACCAGCTTATCGGGACGCCCTCGGGCGAGTTCACCTCGACGACGATGAACTGGTCGGCGATCGACTTCAAGCAGACACCCGCTCCTAGCGTCATCCTCAACGGCGGCGCGGAGGTCGATCAGGTCAACGAGAGCCTGGATGCAACCCGCCCTTACTCCACGCCAACGGGCGGCAACACGAACACCCTCGACGGCTGGATTCTATCCGCCTCAAACAATGCCACAGGCTCGCCAACTACAACCCGTTCAGCCGATGCGCCACCGGGCGCGCAGCACAGCATAAAATACACGGTAGGAACGGGTGGCGCTGGCCCAACCGCAGGACAAGCCACGAAGTTCTGGCAGAAGATCGAAGCCAACAACATTCGCAATTGGGGCTTTGGCGCTGCCGGTGCGGCGACCGTAACGGCCAGCGTTTGGTTGAAGTCCTCGGTTACGGGTACATACGCCATCGCTCTGATAAACGCCGCTGCTACTCGCAGCTACTTTCAGAACTGCGCCCTGACCGCTGCGACATGGGCAAAATGTGTCGTTATCATTCCAGGGGATACAGCCGGCACATGGGTTTCGACCGGCACCGCAGCGGGCGCTGGCCTTCGGGTGTTTCTTGAATGCGGGTCAACGATTCAGGGGACGCCCGGCGCATGGTTCAACGGCGACAACGAGTGTAGTTCGGCGCAGACCGCGCTGACGACGACAACCGGTGCCACGTTTCAGATGGGCAACGTCAAGTTGGAAGCGTCCCCCGTTCCGACGCCGTTCATCCCCCTGCAATACAAGGACGAGATCGAGATCGCGAGCCGCTACTACGCCAAGACCTTCCCGCAGGGGACGGTGGTGGCGCAGACTGGCGGCCTTGCCGGCGCGATATGCACAGTCGGCGCAAGCACAACAATCGGTAGCATTGGCGCACAGTGGCGCTTCCCGGTCGAGATGCGCGCGTCGCCGACGATCGTGACCTACAATCCGAGCGCCGGCAACGCCAACTGGCGCAACGTGACGGGCGCGGCTGATGCAGTGGTCAGCGTCGATATTCCGGTCGCTAAGGGCACGACGGGCGTGCCAATCGGCGAGATCACTACAGCCCCCGTCATCGCCTCTACATACTGCATCCACGCCACAGCAGATTCTAGGCTGTAGATAAATCGAGCTTCTAGGAGGACAACATGGCAGGTAACAGTTCACATACACGCGGCGGACAAGCTCACACCGTCCACACGACCGAGGCACGGGGCGACGCCAACGCGCGCGGGTGTGTGTCGCCCCTTGGCGGCGCGATGCAGCGTTACAGCGGCGACCAGTCAAAGCGGCAGGAAGCTGCAGAGCGGCCGCAGATGACGGGCAAGATTCACGGCGAGAATGGACTGCCGTGATGTTCGGATCACCGAAGCCTCCTGCACCGCCGCCCCCGCCACCGAACCCACCTACCTTCGCGGGAACGACGGCAGGGCCATCATCGCAGATGCCGAGCATATATGGCGGGCTTGGCTCGACTATCCTCACGTCGCCGTTCGGGGCACCTGACCAGAACGCCGTGCAGAGAAAGACGCTGTTGGGGCAATGACAGCGAAGCTGATTTATGAGTGGATTTCTCCGTCCGGCATCATAGCCATCGGTGTCCTGTGGGGGCTCATTCAGCAATTCATTTCAAGCCGGCGGACTGCTCATGCTGTCAAGGTCTTAGCCGCCACTACGCAGAACGCGCACGCTATCGCGCTTGTAACAGCGGACAAGATCGACGGCGTGGCAACCACTATAGAGGAAGTCAAGGTGCAGACCAACGGCATGTCACACCGCCTCGAGATTTTGGCACGGGAAGCCGGGAAGGCAGAAGGCATGGCAGAGGAGAAAAGGAACGTGGGTGGTGGAGAAGTTAGCTGATGGCTCTTGCGGTGAACTTGCTATTCAATGCTTTTCAGGCGGCGTTCCTGATATGCCGCCTTGGGAACCCCGTTCTTTGGGTGCTCCTCTTTGTGTTCTTGTTAAGGTGATCTGATGTACCTCGCACCTGGAAAGATAGTTTGGTCCCCAACAGCGACCTTCGGCGGCGTCATCGACGTGTCGCACTGGAACGGTCCAATTAACTGGCGCGAAGTGCCGGCCTCGATTGTGATGGTGATGATTAAGGCAACGCAGGGCGTGAGCAATGTCGATCCTCGATTCCAAGCGAATCTCGGCGGGGCACTTGGTACGGCGCGGCTGGCCGTACCTTATCACTTCCTCACAGACGACCCGGTTCAAACGCAGCTGGATAACCTGATCCGGGTGGTTGGGCATCTTCGCGGCCCTGTCATGATCGACTGGGAAGGACAGCCACGCCCGCCCGCCGCTCGGATGGAAACCTTCGGAGCGCTTGTGGCGAGTGCCATTGGCCGGCCGCCGCTGGCGTACCACGGAATGTATGATCCGTCGTCGCCGAAAATTCAGGCGTGGCCTTGGATGCTGCCGAAGTACGGGCTGGCTCCACACGGCGTGAAGTATCTGTTCTGGCAGGATCGCCCGAATCTTCACGTGCCTGGGATTCCGGCCTTGGTGGATCACAGCATCTTTTCCGGCACAGAGGGCGAACTTCGGGTGTGGCATCGTGACGGCACGCTGCCGGCAGGGTTCTAGGAGGGCACCATGAAATTCCATATCGACCCCGATACCCCTACAGTCATCCGGGACGAGGAGGGTGTGCCGGTTATAGAAACCGGGCTGCGGGCCAACTTCAAAGCTAACGAAGAACTGGCGGCGTTGGTCCTGGAGCGGTGGAATGCTGCAGAGGAGGAGTCGTGAACCCCAATGACATGCCCTGGCAAGTCAAAGCGGCGCTTGGGGCGTTCGTATATCTGTTACTTGGCGTGGCGCTCGCGCTGTCGTACTTGAAAGGCGATACGTCCTCAACTAGCATGATTGTAGGCGCGATCATCGGGCAGTTCGCTACTGTTGTTGGGTACTACTTCGGCTCGTCGGAATCGAGTCAGAAGAAGGACGCTGTTATTGCGGCAGCAGCTACGCCGTCCAAGGAGGAACCGAAATGACCGCAGGTATCTGGTTCTGGATTTTTTACGTTATCAGCCTTGTCTTTGGGGGAGGGTGGTACTGGCGCAATCCAGGTTCGCAGGCGTTCGGCCCTTACGCCCTGATGTTCTATATTCTGATCGGGCTGCTCGGTTGGGGCACATTCGGCGCGCCGATCAAATGACCCGCCTCATCCTCGCCCTAACCTTGGCTCTTGCCGGCTGTGGTGGGACGCAGGTCTCCCCTCCGGGAATGCTGAGCATCCCTGACGTGAACGCGCTGACAGCACAGACCGCGGCCATAACCGACGTGCCATCGTTCTACACCAACGGCCTCACTCTCGTGCAGATGCGATGCCGAAGCTATTTCGATCAGGCGACCCTCGACAACATTTCGCGAGTACAGACCGTCTCGCAGGTGAATGCGCTGACGGGGCTCGCGTCGGGGATTATGGGGATTGCAGGGGTAGCGGGAGGGCCGGTTGGGATTGCAGGGATGGCTGGCTCGGGCCTTGCAGGCCTCATCAACAACTCGAATCAGTATGCCCTCGCGGGTACACGCCCAGCCTCGATCGGCACATTGGTGATGACTGGTCAGCAAACCTTGATCGGCACAATGCCACAGCCGCGAACTGGTGCTGAAGCTTACGCCCGTATCTACGACGCGTACGCACCATGCAGCCCGGCGGGCATCGAGGCGTTGCAAGAGCAGGCCGTTGCGGCGGCGGTTAATCATCTGTCGGTTGTGGGTGCGCCAGCGCCGGGGCGTCTTAGCATAACGCCGGCTTACCGATCCTATCAAATCCGTGTAAACTGAGGAGAATAGCATGAGAGTTCTTACGCTTCCCGGCAAGACCATCACGCCGCCCCACAACGCAGCCGATCAGCCTTTCGACTTCCCAACAGAACTCGTCGGCAAGACTACCGACGTGACCGTTTACTACGATCCGAGTCTTGGTGCTCCAGGACTTGCCAACGCGAAGGCTCTACTCGCAGTCGCGCAGAAGGTATTCGAGCAGACTGCGACGTGGTTCGGCATTGCCGGGAAACCAATCATCGCTGTCGTGGCGGCGATCGACGGTAGCACTACTAACGGCACGGCGGGTGCGTACCACTACGGCTGTGACTTTCAGACTGGCGGCACCCTCTACATCGACGCCGCGTTCGGTAACTCTTCGATAGTCATTGGCCTCTACGAGGCGGAGCTGTCCGAGGCGTTTATGGGGGCGCAAGGGAAGGGGTGGAACTGCGGCGGTTCGGGAGGCGAGGCGCTATCACGGTGGCTGGCCGAAGCCGTTTCGGGAGGGCCGAATGGAGCGCTCGCCGCGTTCACATCGGCCCCGTCGTGGTATCTGGCAGGGCGGCCAAACTGGATCGACAAAGATCAGGGCACCGATCAGGATTACCCCTCAATCGGTTGTGGCATGGTCTATCTGTCATGGATGACTTCCCTCAACTACACCATCGACCAGATAACCAAGGCAGGCGGCAAGACGCTGGCCGAGAACTACAGGATTCTGACAGGAAAGAGCACAGCGTGGAATGACATGAGGGACGCCTTAAACGGCGTGAAGATTACGAATGACGACCCGTTTGGGAGTGCTACTCCTGGGCCGACCCCGCAGCCGACCCCGCAGCCGACCCCGCAGCCGACCCCGCAGCCGACCAACGAACCGCTTGCGATGATCGAAGAGATCGGAGCTTTGCTCGACGAGGCGACGGGGGTACTCAGCAACCTTCGGGACATCGTTAGTGGCCCGGCCACACGCGGCCATGAAGACCCTGATCCACAGCCGTAGGTCATAGCCAGTGTCCAGTGTAGAAGATCTACGCACGCACCTTGACGGCAAGGTGGGGGGTATGCGTATCCGCCGCTATAGTTGGTGGCTGCACTGGCGCGAGCTTTCCGACTACATTCTTCCCCGCCGCTATCGGTGGCTCGTGGTTGCCAACCAAGCAAATCGAGGGTCACCTATCAACTACAACATCGTGGACTCGACAGCAACACTCGCCGCGCGCACGCTTGCGGCGGGTATGATGGCAGGGATCACTTCACCTACGCGGCCCTGGTTCAAACTCAAGATCGAGAACGCTGAGGACGATCCAGAGGTCTCGATTTGGCTCTCTGAGTGCGAGAAACGCATGATGCGGGTCTTTGCGGAGTCGAATTTCTACACCGCGATGGCGGTTATGTACTTCGACCTCGTCGTGTTCGGTACTGCCGTCATCATTATCTATGAGGATTTCGAGAATGTAATTCACTGTTTCAATCCATGCGCCGGTGAGTATTTTGTGGAGCTTGATGCGAAGTTCAACCCGAATGTTCTTGCCAGAGAGTTCACGATGACACATCAGCAAATAGCTGATATGTTTGGGGTTGACAACGCCGGTCCAGATGTGCAACAATCCGTTAACACCTCGAACCCAGGTATGTCAGCTTCATCTACCCGAGAAAAACTCATAATGCACGTTATCGAGCCCAACAAAGGATATAACGACGTGGTTTCGAGTAGCTTCCCGTTTAGGGAAGTGTACTGGGAGTGGGGCTCACCGAAGGACAGGATACTCCGCGCGAAAGGCTTCTTCGAGTGGCCTGGGATGGTTCCCCGGTGGGACGTGGTGGCAAATGACCCCTACGGTCGAAGCCCCGGCATGGATGCTCTCGGCGACGTAAAGCAGCTGCAGCAGGAGACGCGACGGAAGGCGCAGGCTATCGACAAGATGGTAAACCCACCCATGATCGCTGATGTGCAGCTAAAAAACCAGCCAGCCTCGATGCTGCCGGGCGGGTGGACCTACGTAGCCGGTCTTGACAACTCGCGCGTTGGTGCAAAGCCCCTCTATACCGTCATGCCCCCGATAGGTGAGATGAAGGAGGATATTCGTGAAATCCAGCAGCGCCTCAAGATCACCTTCCACAACGATCTCTTCACAGGCATTACTGACCTGCAAACTGTGCGGACGGCCACTGAGATTGATGCCAGACGCGAAGAGAAACTGGTATTGCTCGGTCCGGTGCTTGAGCGAATACTTGGTGAAGGGCTTAGCAAGGCTATCGACCGAGTCTGGGGAATTATGTGGAGAGGGCGTCTCTTGCCCCCACCTCCAGCGAAACTTCGCGGCCTCCCCACTCACATCCAAGTAGATTACATCTCTATGTTGGCGATGGCGCAGCGCGGGCTCGCGACAGCTGCCATAGAGAAGATTTGGGGATTTGCCGGTTCGCTGGCCGGCGTCGTGCCCACGGTGCTGGACAAGCTCGACGCCTACGAAACGATGGACGAGTACGGTGATGCCCTCGGCGTGTCACCGAAGATAATCGTGCCAACCAAAGATGCGCAGGCTATCGCAGCGCAGCGCGAACAGGCGCAGCAAATGGCACAAGCCGGGCAGGCCGCAATGGGGGCGGCGCAGGGTGCTGAGACACTATCAAATACCGACGTGGGCGGCGGGAAGAATGCACTGCAAATGATCCTCGGCAACGAAAACGTAGGATGAGATGTCAGATGAACCACGCATTGTCAGACAGCAGCGCCGCGAAGCGCGCATCAAGCGACGCGATCAGCTTGAGCGTCTGGCCCGATTTATGGCTGAGCCTAGCGGCCGTGAGTACATCTATGACCTCCTTGCGTCCTGCCACATATACTCCACATCCTTCGCCCACAACGCCCTCACAATGGCCTTCGCTGAAGGCGAACGGAACATCGGTTTGCGCCTCGGTGCAGACCTCACGGAAGCTGCCCCCGACCTGTACCTAACAATGTTGAGAGAGCACAATGTCAGATCCAGCCCCGATTCAGACTCCGCCGGGACCGACACAGAGCGGGGGAGTATCGACGATACCAGCGGAGCCGACGCCGCCTAGCACGGCGGACGACGATCAGAAGCCGGACGCTTCGCTGCTCGGTGGCGACACGCCGCCACCCGACGCCTTCGACCCGGAAAAGCTCACGCTTCCTGAGGGGTTCGAGGCTGGCGAACAGTTCGATGAGTTCAAGAACATCGCGAAAGAGATTCCGGGTCTAACTGGACCGCAAGCACAGAAGATGGTCGAACTTGCGGCGACCGCCATGAAAACGAACATGGACAAACTCTATGGTGGATGGGATAAACAGCAGACGGACTGGGTCACCGAGATAAAAGGTGACCCTGAAATCGGCGGGGCTAAACTCGATGAGGTCAAGCAGACAGTATCAAAGGTGCTTGATAACGCAGAGCTTTCAGACCCGAAGTTCCGTGAAGCCCTCAATCTTACGGGAGCTGGAAACAACCCGGCAGTAGTTCGCACTCTTTATCGGTGGGCGCAGCGCCTATCAGAGGGCGGATCGGTTTCGGGCGACCCAGCCGCTCGTAGCAAAGACGGCTCACTGAGTAACACTCGTCCGGGCCTTGCTCAGGCGATCTACGGTCAAGATGGGCCCCACACCGGAGGTCCGAAGCTCTAAGGAGACGTTAAATGGCAACTCTTGGTGCAACCGCCCTGACCTACGCGGACTGGGCGAAACGACTTGACGATGATTACAAAATCGCCAGTATTGTCGAGCTGCTCTCGCAGACAAACGAGATTCTGCTCGACATGTTGGTGGTCGAGGGCAATCTGCCGACCGGGCATAAAACCACGGTGCGGACAGGTCTCCCACAGGCAACGTGGCGCCTGTTGAACTATGGCGTGCCGAACGCCAAATCCACGACAGCGCCGATCGTGGATACCTGCGGAAACTTGGAGGTCTATTCGGTCGTCGATAAAGACATCGCCGATCTGAATGGAAACACCGCCGAGTTCCGTATGTCGGAGGTCACGGCCTTTCTGGAAGGTATGAACCAGCAGGTGGCGACCACCTTGGTGTACGGGAATACTGGCGTGAACCCGGAACGGTTCATGGGTCTTGCCCCGCGCTACAACACGGTAACGGCTGCGACGGCACAGACCGCCGTACAGGTTATCGACATGGGCGGGACCGGCTCTACGAATACATCGCTGTGGATCGCGACGTGGGGTGCTCAGACGCTACACGGCATTTTCCCGAAGGGGAAGATTACCGGGTTGCAGCACCGCGATATGGGTGAATGGCCGGTCCAAGATGCCGCCCTGAACACGTATCAGGCTTATCGAGACCACTTCAAATGGGAGATCGGTCTCACCCTTCGGGATTGGCGTTATACCGTGCGGCTGTGTAACATCGACGTTACGTTGCTGAACGGTGCGTCGGCAGCAAATCTGATCAATGGCCTTGTTCGTGGGCTGTATCGTCTCCCGACAGCCTCGCCAATGATGTCTGGTGTGCAGACTTCGGATGCCCCAACGATTCAGGGACAAATGGGCCGCACAGTCATCTACTGCAATCGTGTGCTTCGTACTTACTTGGATTTGCAGGCGATGAACAAGACGAACGTCTTGCTGCGGATGGAAGAGTTCCAAGGACAGGTTGTAACGACCTTCCGTGGAGTTCCGATCCGTACTGTTGACGCGATCCTGAACACCGAAGCCCGTATCACCTAACCGCCGCGCAAAGAGGAGATAGGTCATGATCTTAGATGGAGCCCTTCAATTCACAGGCACGGCAGGCGCCGTCAATGTGGATACTCCCACTACCGGGACGCAGCAGAGCACGAATGTGCTCGACCTCCTTAATGCCCGTGATATGGGCATCGGGGATGATCCGGCGCTCAAAGTCCTCATCCTTGTCACAGCGACGTTCACCGTGGGTACGTCGTTGGAGGTACAGATTCAGGGTGCCCCGGATGACGGAACCGGGAACCCTGGTTCGTACACAACGATGATTACGACAGGGACATTGCTCGAAGCGGTGCTGGTCGCTGGCCGGTTGCTCCTCGCAATCGACCTGCCACGCATTTTGTTGCCGACCGAGCTTGCACCCACGGCAGCACAGGCATTGCCGCGGTTCTTGCGGCTGCAGTACGTCACGGCCGGAACCCATTCGACAGGGACGATATTCGGCGCGATTGTGCTGGATCGGCAGGACCAAATCAGCTATCCGCCGGGTATCACTATTAACAACTGATGTACACGTATGGACCGTCCATTCATGTACATCGAAGGAGAGCAACCATGGAAACCACAAAACCAGCTGCAGCGGCCACACCGGACGCGCCGGCACCTGCTCCGGTCTTTATCGTACCACAGCCGGTGTCGGTCCCTGACGAAAACGAGGCGGTGAAGAACTTCGAGGCTGAAATGGCGCTGCGAGCTGCACAGCGCAAGGCGCTCGAAGAGGCACAAGCCGCCGAACGAGCTGCGGAGCCGGTGAGCGCGGAGCAGGCGAAGGAGCGTGGTGTGGACTGGCCTATCAAGGGACGGCGCGAGGTGGCCGTTCCACAAGATGTGCTGGACCGAATCGCGCTTCTGGAGGGCTTGCCTTCCCGAACGCCGATGCAGGAACGGGAGCTGGCTCAGCTCAAACAGGACGCTGGCCCCGAGCCCGCCACACCGAAACCCGTCGCGAAACCCTAACTGAGGAGACACGACTTGGCCCGTTATCGCCTTCTTGCGCCGCACGTGATAGATGGAGTCTACCTGCTGTCGGGGGCTGTGGTAGATGGAGATCTGTTGCCAACTCCCGATATGGACCCGCTCGATGATGATGCAGTCAGCCGCGTTAAGTCGATGCGGTGTTGGGACTGGCGCATGGCGATTACGGCCGAGTCGTTGCCGGGGGGCCGTCACATCGACGGCTCCCCGGTTCTTTTGAACCGACCTGAGAATATGGGGCGGCCGATGACGTGGAACCCGCCACAGCCTCATCCCACACGTGAGATTCCGTCAGGGTGTTGCTCAGAGCCGAACATGCCATGTGCGCCGCCAGATCACTATTGGGCGCCTCATACAGGTTCGGTATCTCCGAATGACCCGCTGATACCCTACGTCAAAGGAGCCTGACATGGCTAAGTACCGTCTCTTATCCGCACATTATCTCGAAGGCGATCATTGGCTGCCCGGCGATAAAGAGAACGATCAGCTCGGTGAGCAGAAAGGCACCATCGTCGGCGATGGCACACCCTACAAAGTGAAGTGGCCGACACTCGAGATGGAGCCCCTTGATGAGGAAGCTGAGGCCATGATAGGTCTTGAGCAGGCGCGTCTTGCCACTAACGAAGCCTCGATGAATCCTATCGAAGATATGAATCTTGAGGACGGGTGGGAGAAGGACTTCGTACCAGGGTTTAATACGCGCCGTCGCGAACCGAAGCCTGACGGGGCGCCAGCGAGGATGAAGAAGTGAAACGGCTAGCTTTTCTCCTGGCGTTGTTTTGGACCAGCGCCTCGTGGGGGCAACAGGCTGTTCGACAGAACGGCGCGGTAACTCCCGGCAGTATATCGCGCTGGACACAGGATCATGCGGTTGGTGATCCTGGAGGAGTCCTGGGAGATAACCTCGGTAAAGGACTTAACCCGTTCAGCGTAACAGATGCCTCAGGCAAAGGCATGTGCATAAATGATGCCCTGACTACAGCAGGATATCATCAGCTATGTCTTGGTATTGATGCGAGTCACGGACTTGTGACGTGGGGGTCTTTCGGCGGCGCCTCGACGCTGCCCCTCACGTTTAACGTGAATGGCAGCCTTTCTGACTATCCTGGCACCGGGCAGGGCAACATACTTGGTCCGAACAGCTCAACTATCGGGCATATCCTAACTTTCAACAACACCAGCGGCACACTGGTACAGGATAGCGGCTTGTCGGTACTGAACGCGCCAACAACTCTATTCGTCACTACAGGTGGAACCGATACAGGGGATTGTTTGGTTGGGGCTCCATGCCTAACCGCGCAATATGCACTCAATCATGCCCTCACACTTTACAACGGCAAGGCTAACCAGATAACCATAAGCCTTGCTGCAGGTACGTACTCAGGTACGATCTCGTGTTCAGGGCCGGCCGCAGGTACAGCTATTGGCTCAGTCGTTCCGGAGTATATCCTTATCACAGGTGCTTCTTCCGGCACAACGACCGTGACCTCTGCGGGAGAAACTTTAGTCGCAGGGCATGGTTGTTACTTGGGTATCGCTAAGATGACGATTGGCTCGTCAGGAGGAAACGCCGTTTTCCCACAGAGTGGCGGGATCATCAGTATCAACGACGACGTAAATTTTACCACGACTGCAGCGGATCACATGCACGCTGAGTTCGGTTCCACAATCATCGTAAACTCAAATTACACCATCTCAGGTAGCGCCGTGAACCACGAAGCCGCTATCCTAGGCGGGCACATTGAATTTACCGAAGTAGCTAAAGTGGTGTCGTGTGTGGGGACTCCTGGTTTTAGCGGTGCGTTTGCACAGGTTGGACAGAACGGCGTCATCTATGAGAGCTCTAACTTCGTAAGTTTTTCAGGCTGCGGTGCCGTTACAGGCATACGGTATAAGGCGCAGAGCAATAGTACGATTGAGACAATCGGCGGCCTTTCTACTTTCTTTCCCGGAAGTTCGGCTGGTTGGGATCAAGATGGTGGCCTCTATTCGCCGTTGGGTAAGCCCACAGTTGCTGTGACTGGTTTCGGGACGGGCGCGGTAGTTACTATAGGTTCTGGATCGACTAGCCGCTCCGGAAACTTTACCGTCGTGACGGGAGCCGCTCCAGCTAGTACGGGCACGATAAACTTGACCTATGGCGACAATGTGGGGCAGTATGACAGTGTATGTATCTTACGGCCGGATGGGGCCGCGAGCTTTCCCAATCCCCAGGCGTGGCCAGCGACCACTACGCATTTTCTTGCAAATCATTCAGTTACAGAATCGAACTTTAACTGGTCAACGGGCGCAGGCTCTTTGACAACGCCGGGAACGTATAGAATCAGCTACATCTGCACTGGCGTTTCGGGGTTCCCATGACAACAAGCGTTGATGTAACCAATCGGGCGCTTGCTCAGATCGGCTCGCGATCTCAGATTTCGTCGATGACGGATGGTTCGACGGAAGCGCTGTACGCAAACCTTCTCTACGTACCACTTCGTAACTTCCTCTTGTACGAGGGTGATTATGATTGGTCGATGCTCCAAATTCCACTGGTAGCTATGGCAGGGAATCCGCCCCCGGCGTGGTTGTTCGCTTATCAATACCCTAACATTATTCGGGTACGGCAAGTTATTCCAGCCGATTACAACCCGTTAGACCCGCATCCGGTTGAATGGAACGTAATGGCGACTAGTCTTGTACCTGGAGTGCGGCAGATCGTAACGCGGGTCGCGGCATCTAGTGTTCTTGCGACCGTCGAGGTTCTCGAAGATTTTTGGGACTCGATCTTTACTGAGGCGTATACGCGGCTGCTTGGTAGTGCCCTGGCGTTTGCACTCGAAAATCGGATTGAGGCGTCAAGGGAGAAGTTATCGGAGGCGTTGAGCTTCGCCGGTATTGCTAACATGAGGGACTCATGACCATCGAGGCGGTCTGCAACCAAGCTCTGGACTTGATCGGGTATAAGCGTCATATCGGCAACATTGCCGAGGGTAGTGTAGCGGCGCGGGTGGCGCTTGACCAGTGGCAGCAGACCCGAGATTATTTCTTCCATACGCTGAAACCGGCGTGGGCGCGGCGTGATGGGATTCTTGCGCTGATGAAAAGCGCTCCTAATATCATTAACGGCACGGCAAATTACACGGTTCCGTGGGATGGCGCTATTCATCCAGAGTTGCCTTGGCTGTATGAGTATCAATATCCTGCTGATTGTGTGATACCGCTTCAGGTAAAGACCAGGCCGGCGTTCTTGCCAGAATGGCGTCCCACTTTTCGGTCGTATAGACTCCATTTCGACCCGGCGAACAACGCGCGGACGATTCTCTGCAACGACCCTGATGCCATCATAACCTACATAGCGGCGGTTCTTGATCCAGATAATTGGCACAACGACTTCACAGAAATCATTGTGGACGCACTTGCGAAGAAGTTCGCGGTCGAGTTAGCACCAGAACTGGCGCGGCAGAAAGGGCAGCAGCAAAATGCCAACCCTCCCAGTTGATCTTGTGAACCGCGCGCTTGACGAGTGCGGGTTCGATGAATATGACGTTGGCGATCTGAGTGAGGGTACGGACGCGGCGATGGCCGCATTGCGGATTTATGACCCGACGCTGCGCCAGTTGTTGAGCGCGGCGCATTGGAACTTTGCGCGAAAGCAAGAAAAGCTGGTTATGATAGGGGATGTGACTGGGATCAACGCCGCCTTCACAGGTGTGCCCGGGCCGTGGTCCTATATGTACGAATGGCCTACAGACTGTGTTCACGCGAGATTTGTGCCGCGCACCGATCAGACAGTGGTGGGCAACATCCTTACATGGGCGTCACCTGCGCCGTTCCTTGTCGCCTCTTTCAGTATACCCAACCCGATCGAATCTCAATGGGATCAGATCGAAGGGCACGATCCGGAACAGACTCGTGTAATCCTCACGAACCAGCTCACAGCATCGCTTGTTTACACTGGCATGATGATGTATCCTGATGCCTGGGACCCCCTCTTCGAGCAGGCCATGGTGGCGGTATTGGCAGCGCGGCTTGCGATGGCGGTTATCAAGGATAAGAGAGAGGCGCGCATTGTGCGCGCCGACAACATCTCGATAGCGAAGGGTGCGCTTGACGCTGCGCGAGTACGTGACGGTGATGAAGGCTGGACAATAGCGGATCACACACCAGACTGGATAAGGGCGCGGACGGCAGGGGCGGCTTGGTCGGGTCCGGGAACGTTGTGGATGCCTTGGGCGTCGATGCCGTTTGTCGAGGATGCGGGTGGGGCGTACTAGATGCCCGACCGTGAAGCCCCAGTATCCCTGATCCAGAACACGTTTGCGGCGGGCGAGATTTCGCCCAGTCTCTACGGGCGGACTGATCTCGCGAAGTTCCATCAGGCCGCCGCGATCATGCGCAATTTTTACGTGGATTACAAGGGCGGCGCAAGCTCACGACCCGGCACACAGTATATGGGGCAGGCTGCCACGACAGGGCAGGTCCGCCTTATCCCGTTTCAGTTCTCAGCCACGATCGGTCAAACCTATATGCTCGTTCTGTCGGCGGGCAAGATGCGGTTTATCAAAAATCCTGGCACCCCGCCGTATCCGAACTCCAGCAACGCCGGATTTATTATCCTCACAGGTTCCCCATACACAATCGACACGCCCTACGCGGAGGCCGACCTGCCGTTCCTGCATTTTTCGCAGATAGCCGATCAAATGTGGATAACTCGACACGGCTATAAACGGCAGGTTTTATCACGGATAACCGACACAAACTGGACACTAACCCCAGTGTCCGTTACGCCTGTGATAGGCCCGCCCACGATAAGTGGTGTGACGATTTCAGGGCTGCCAGCAGGGTCTCCCGACCCGCAAAACACAACCTATCTGTACGTTGTAACATCTGTTGATATGAACGGCAATGAGAGCTTGCCGTCGAATTATGGAGGTACGACAGGTATAGATATAGCCACGACGCAGGGAACTGCGAGTATCTTTTGGAACGCGGTAGCTGGGGCGCGTTTTTACAAGGTGTATAAGGCGCTGCCCGCCCCTGGTGCAAAAGTGCCCGGCCTCGAGTCACAGTTTGGCTTTGCGGGCTTCTCATACGGCCCTTCGTTTACAGACAGCAACATAGTAGCGGATTTTACCAAGGCGCCTCCAACCTTCGACGATCCGTTCACGCCAGGGAAGATCACCGGATTTGCCATAAGTGCATCCACCGCTGACTGGCCGGTCAGTGGAACTTCACTCAACGTAACCGACGCGACGGGCGCGGGCGCAGAGCTCTTTCCTATAATAAGCAATAACACAGCTGGTGGTGTAGGCTCGATAATAGGAATATATATCAGGAACCCAGGTCATGACTACACAGCGCCCACGGTAGCTGCAGCTGGCGGAGGTACGACTTTCACGGCCACGCTGTCAATAGGTGCTACGAGTGGGCTGGATCCTGATGTGGTTGGGCTATTCCAGCAGCGGCAAATCTACGCATCAAGCCTCAACTTTCCGAGTACGTTATGGGGCAGCCGCCCTGGAAAGTTCGCCGACTTCACCTTCTCAAACCCGACCGTAGATAACGACTCATACGCCTTCACGATAGCTGCTTCGCAGGTCGGTGACATCTTGTGGCTCCAGACAATGCCCGGCGGCCTTGTTATCGGGACTAATTCAGGGATTGTGCAACTGACGGGCGGCTCGTCATCGCCATCGAGTCCGGCTGTTGTTACACCGTCGAACGCTGTTATAGTTCCGCAATCGTACTACGGCAGTGCTGACATTCATCCCATAGTTATCAATTATGATATACTCTACGTTCAACTGGGGTCATCGGTGGTTCGCGATTTGCAATATAACTTCTTCGTTAACATATACACGGGAACAGACATAACGGCGTTTTCCAATCATCTGTTTTACCCACATACTATCTCGGCATGGGCGTATCAAGACAGTCCTACAAAGATAGTTTGGGCGCGGCGCGACGACGGTTCAGCACTCTCATTGACGTATTTCAAAGAGCAGGAAGTCTTGGGGTGGGCACACCACGACACCAACGGGATAATAGAAGATGTAGCTGTTGTTCATGAAGGGAGCATAGATGCTGTATATTTGGTAGTGAACCGCGGGGGAACGCGGTTTGTAGAGCGTATGGTTGACAAGCAGTACAATTCGATTGAGGATTGCTGGTGTCTTGATGCGGCGCTTAGTACTGTAGCTAATTGGGTGTCGGCCCGTACGCTTACCGTTTCACAGCCGACGGGAACGGCCACGTTTACAGCGGGAAGTGCTAGTTTCTCGTCAGGGGATGTTGGAACTAAGGTTATACGCAGTCTTGGTGGAGCAAAAGCTGTTATTACGGGTTATACAAGCTCGACTGTGGTAACGGCAGCTATTGACCCGAACTTCCCTTCTTGGCCGCCGCTGCTTGGGGCGTTTGATGGGCTTTGGCGCATCGACCCGATAGTTACCACAGTGAGCGGGTTAGCGCATCTGAATGGATTTCAGGTTTACGCGCTCGCTGATGGTGCGGTGCAAGGCCCCTTTACAGTCAGTGCCGGCGCAATCACGTTGACAACAGCTGCCTCTTCGGTGGTGGTCGGGCTTCTGTATCAGTGTCAGTTGCAGACCCTTTATCTCGACGCCGGTGAGGCTACCATACAGGGTAAACGCAAGAAAGTAACTGCGGCGACCATCAGAGTGAAGGATGCGGCGCGCGTGAAGTACGGCACGACATTCTTGACGCTGCGTGAGTGGAAGAAAGGCACCTCGTCAACCGATCCAGGAGAATATTGGCCGACAACCAGCATTGCTGGACTAACTTTTGGAGATCAGCGTATAGTGCTTGATCCCTCTTTCAACGTGGTCGGGTCGGTTTGTGTTCAGCAGGATTATCCGTTGCCGGCGACAGTTCTCGCAATTATCCCCGAGGTGGCGCAGGGAGATGTGATGTGAAGGTGGAGATCGTAGAAACGACGCTGGCGCACGTAAGGGAGATCTGTGAAAACCTGCGGGAGCATGAGCGTGCCAAAATCGGCGACTTGCCAGAACATATCATCACACAAGAAGTGGCGCGCAGTCTTGTGTGCTATACAGGACTTGTGGATAGTCGGCCTGTTGTTATGTACGGCGCTCGCTGCGCTGGCGTACTTGATGATACAGCCTTGGTTTGGCTACTCGGATCACGCCATATCGCGGATATTCCAGTGACGTTTTTGCGGCATTCTCGTGAAGCCCTGACGTTGTTGCGGCAGCATTTTAAGAGCCTGCATGGAGTCGTGTTGGTAGATTTTGAGTGTTCGGTTAGGTGGTTAGAGTGGCTCGGGTTTAGTCTTGATGCTCCGCAAGATGGGCTCATGACGTTTCATCTGGAGTAATTGTTAATGGACCCTGTATCCCTTGGAACAATTGCTCTAGCTGGTTCAGCACTTAGTGCTGGCGTAGGTGCCGCTGGCGCTATCACGTCCGGAATAGCCCAATCCAATGCGGCGCGGTATCAGGCTGGTGTTGCGCGCAATAACGAGATAATCGCGCAGCAAAACGCGCAGTATTCGGCGGCGGCTGGTGGCGTGGGCGCGCAACGCCAGGACATGAAGAACAAGGCGGTTCTTGGCGCTATTGAGGCGGGGCAAGGAGCAAGTGGTATCGACACAGGAGTTGGATCGCCTGTGACGGTGCGGGAAGGGGCTGCGAACGTCGGACGACTCGATACCGAAACGGTGATGTCCAATGCACTCGCGCAGACGCGCGCCTATACGGCGCAGGCATCAAACTTCGAGGCACAATCGCAGCTTGATACCATGACAGCGAAGAACGCTATGACAGCAGGGGTGATCGGAGCGGGTAGTTCGCTGCTTGGTGGCGCATCGTCGTTCTCAGATAAGTGGCTTCGATACCAGACAGAAGGGGTGAATGTGTTCTGATGCCCGTACTCGCTGGAAGTCTCCCATACAACCCGATACCGTCTGTAGAACCGAACGTCGGGGTTCCGTCAAGGTATCAAGATATTCAGGCGCGACCTGAAGCCTTTGGTGCGCAGGTGGGTGCGGCGGAGAGCCAACTTGGGCACACTGTGGGGACGGCGGCGGACACGCTGTCAGCAGAGGTTATCCGCCGACAGGAACTTATCAATCAAGTGGCGTCGGACGTAGCATCTAATAAATATATGGAGGGTAAAACCAAGTTATTTACCGGCGATCCGGAAACAGGTGATACCGGATTTATGGGAAAAAGCGGAGAAGATGCCATAAAGGCTTTTCCTGAAGTATCTACTGCGTTATCAAAATTACGAAATGATATACGCAGCACTCTACAGAACCCTCGTCAACAGGTACAATTTGATGCTGAAACACGACGGTTACACGCCTTTGCACTGGAAGAGGCTGGTAGGCATTACGATCAACAGTTCAAAGTATATCAGGGCGAGACTAATAAGGCAAAATATCAGAACGCCACAACAGGACTTGCACAAGCGATTGCAACCGATGATTCGGCAGCCGAAAGCGCATACATCGCTAAGCAGATGGATGCCGGGATGGAAGAGCTGCGTCTCAAAGGGACGCAGAATAGCCCTGATGCAGTCAACGCGATGCAGCAGAAAATTCGCGGCGACTATGTGAAGATGAAGGTAGAAGGAATCTCGCAGAAAAACCCAGCGGCCGCGATGGATTATCTGGACAAGAACCGTGATGCACTGATCGGAGATGAGTATAATCAGTTGCATCAACGGTATCGAACTCAGGCGGCAGCGGTGCAAGCGCAGATTGATGCAGGGCTTATTGACGGGTCACAGCTGTCGGCTGGCGGTGCGTTGTCAGACCCACGAAACAAAATACCTGTAATAGAACGTGAGTTTGCAGCTGCTGGAATTGATCCTAAACTTGCAGTCAAAGTTGCTGGTGCAGAAGGACTCGGCGTGTTCTTGGGGGATGGCGGCAAGTCAGGCGGCGCGTTCCAACTCTATACAGGCGGCGGCGTTGGGAATAAATTCCAAGCTGACACAGGACTTGATCCGCTTGACCCCAAAAATGAAGATGAGACGATAAAATACGCTGCAAGATATATCGCCCGGAATGGCTGGGGGGAATGGAACGGTGCTAAGGCTCTTGGGATAACGGGGTTTACAGGAGTCGGCTCAAAAGCACTTGATAGTGGCAGATCATCGAAACCGCCTGCTGGTGGAACTTCGTACACCGCTTTCGGTGATAGCATCGCGGCGCACCTGATCCGCAAGGCGGGCGTTGGTGGTGTCGAGCACAACTTCGACCGTAAGGATGACAGCACGGCGGTCGCAGGATGGGCTCCCGGCGCGATTGAGAATCTGCTCGAACACACGCCCGACTCGAAGATCAAAGATTCCAATGCAGTACTGTCGTCGGGTGCATCAAACATCACTGATCCTGGACCGCTCAACAACAACGAGTTGGCACATATCGACAACCAAATCAAACGATTGAAAGATGCTGGTGCTAAGAGTGTGACGCTGCTTGGAGTGGGAACTGCGCCGTTTTTGCAGGGGCGCAACGCGCAGCTGGCGCAGCTGGCGCAATCTAATGGGGTGGCGTTTGCGGGAGACATTGGACCGTCGAATGTGGCGGATGACGGAATACATGCAAAGAATCCGGGGGCGCTGATGGCGCAAGTTGCACGGGCACAGTCCGCAGCGCCCGTGGCGGCTTCGCCAACTCCTGCAGTCACGCCAGTCGCTGCTGGTCCTGATGTCTTATTGAAGCCCATCCCGAAGCTCGATTTTCCGCTGCCGCCACTTGAACAAGGCGAGTTACCCGACTCGCAAGTACCGGGAATGGCGCAAGGTCTCCAACACATAATGGATACTGTGCCTGCTGATGATGTGGTGCGCCGTACGGCGGCGGTAAAGGCACTGCGTCAGCAGATGAATATGCAGTGGCAGAACCAGCAGCGCACGTCGCGGCTGCACAATGAGCAGACAAAGGCTGCCAACGACCAGGAAGAAAACAACCTTGAGCGCCGTATGTTGACGGGGCAAGGGCCGCCAGTTACTGTTGATGAGATAGGTAACAATCCTTATCTGACGGCTGAAGGCAAGCGGACTATGACGGCCTTTTTGTTTAGGCCGAATATGGTTGACCCGCCAGAAAGCGTCTCGAAGGCGAACACGGTTGAGATAATGCGTCGGATGGATCTTCCCGAAGATAATGCCGATCGCCTTCCGGCAACACCAGAGTCTGCTCGAAAGGCTTATCTCGCTAAGCAAATAAACGAGCACGACTACGGGTTTATAAAAACTGATTTGTTGACACGACGTGCTGCTGGTAACGAAACTTTAGCGCAGACCAAGAAGGAACTGTTGGAAGCGGTAAGGCCCCAGATTATGGGGCCACATTTGGGCGAGGGCTCAG